GTCTATGTGTTCTGATTTCATTATTGCTAACTCATCATTTTCATGGTGGGGATCATGGTTGTGTAAGAATCCTGATAAAAGAATCATTGCTCCAAAGAAATGGTTTGGTACAGGGTATACTAAAAACCATGATACATCTGACCTATACTGTGATAACTGGGAGGTATTATGATTACACCTAAAGTTGTGAGAAGATTTGATCTAACAAAGACTACGTTTATCATTCCTCTACGTATAGAGACTGATGATCGTATGAGAAATATTGTTACGACATTAATATACCTCACTCGTAATTTTGATACAAAGGTTATTGTCAAAGAGGTTGATAAAGAATCAGTATACGAGCGTGAAGTTTTACCTTTATTAGAACAAGCATTAGAACCAGATATGCTTGCATCTATTCATCATATTTTTGAGAAGAGTGATGAGTTTACATTTCATAGAACAAAAATACTCAACGATATGTTGTGGATGGTAGATACTCCTGTCGTTGCTAATTATGATAGTGATATTATTCTTCCACTTGAATCATATATCAATGCAACAAATATGATATCTAAAGGTTGGGTGCACCCTGATGCAGAGGGTGGAGAACCTGTGAAAATAATATACCCATACGGTTATGGTAACTATCAATGGCAATGTCATGTTGGTGATAATGAAGTAACAAATTTTATAAACTCTGGATTCAATTTTGAATACTTCAATGGTCACATGAGACAGTGGGATGCTAAGTATGGTTTCTGTCAGTTCTTTGACACAGATGAATATAAAAAGTTAGGTGGTGAGAATGAAAATTTCATAGCATATGGATATGAAGATGACGAAAGACATTTTAGATTCAACTTACTATCAAGTGTTGGTAGAATACATGAGTATGTTTATCACCTTGAACATGGTCGCACAAAGAACTCATGGTTCAACAATCCATACTGTGAAGATAATAAAAAACTATGGGAGACATTGAAAGTAAAGGGTAAGAAATCTCTTTTGAAATATTATGAAGAGATAGATTATATTAAAGAAAGAAATGGATAGAAATAAGGCAGTACATAAGTTAGCAAACTTCCCTCCCGTTCTGTGGATCAATCTTGATAGATTTACCGAAAGAAAAAAATATATGGAGGATCAGTTTGACTACTGGCAAATTGAAAATCATCATAGAATTTCTGGTATTGATGGTGCTGAGTATGAATCTTACCTCAAGGGCACCGTGCCACAAAATATGAATGATGGTGAGATAGCATGTGTCATGTCACACCTATCTGCACTCAAATATTTTGTTGAAGAAACTGATCATGATGAGATAGTAATCATGGAGGACGATGTAGATTTATCACTTGCAAGTAATTGGAATTTTACTTGGAAAGATGTAAGACGTAGAGTCCCTGTCGCTTTTGATTGTCTACAATTGACAATCATAAATCCTAATGGTATAACTTTAAAACTACACCATAGATTTATCAATGACTTTTCTGCTGCTTGCTACCTTATTACTCGTCATCATGCAACTAAACTTCTCAAACTTCACCAAAGGAAAACGCAGTGGAAACTCGATCAAAACATCAGACCAAGAGCAGTCTCCGAAGACTTGATTCTTGACAGTGGTAAATCATATGCCACACCACTATTCAATTACAGATTGGATATGGGTTCCGCAATACATGAAGAACACATTGAGATCTTTCATAAAAATAGTAATCATGCACTCACAGATTTTTGGAGAGAGAATGGTGCTGATGTCAAGATTGAAGAGGTAATGCAATTAGACGAATATTGTGGTAGAATACCACCAGTAGTCTACATAAATCAAGGAAAGGAGGAAGCAAAAAATGGTGCCTAAAGTCATCATACATGATGAAAAACAACCTGAGTTCAATGGCATGATTGATCATGGTGCCATCGGTGTCTTTGATAATTTTGTGAAGTGGGATTTCTGTGATTCTGTTATAGATTCTTTTGAGTTCTGGCACTCTAAAAAACATATAAAGAAAGATGATTTAGAAGTCAAGGTCACATCATTCAACGGTAGAGATCTCACTCTCAATCCAATGGGTGAGGGTGGTAAACAATTCAAGGAGGGTGCACTTGGAAGAAAGGATGAACAATTATATCTTGAGATTGCTGACCCTGCTCTTGCTATGGAGATCAATCAAGCAGTAGGTGGTGCCTTTGAAATATATGCTAAGAAGTATAAGGGTATTCTTGATAGTTGTGACCCAGTATCATCTTGGACATGTAAAATTCAGAAAACAAAATCAGGTGGTGGGTATCACATCTGGCATTCAGAGAATGGTAGTTTCTTATACAGAGATAGAGTCTTGACATGGATGATATATCTCAATGATGTACCTATGGAGTGTGGTGGTGCAACTGATTTTTTTCATCAAGAGATATCTTTTCAACCTAAGAAAGGCACTGTAGTATTGTGGCCTGCTGCTTATACTCATGTGCACAGAGGATCATTTCTTACTGGTGACGTATCAAAATACATAGCAACAGGATGGTTCTCTCGTGAACCAGGTCAAGTTACAAACAGAATTTTAGGTGAGAAGATGGGTAAAATACAACCTAAAGATGAATTAAATGGATGATATTTTACACCGCAATAACAAATGGATATGATAAATTAGCACCACCCCCTAAATCTAATGTAAAATTTATTTGTTTTTATGATGGTGATCAACCAGATACAGAGGGGTGGGAGTATAGAAAGATAGACATAGATGAGAAGTGTCCAGTAAGAAAATCTTATCATCCTAAACATTGCCCACATTTATATTTTAAATCAGGTGTGTCAACTGTGTGGATTGACGCATCGTATAGCATATCAAATGAACTCATTGAGTATTCAAAAATACTTCTAGAAAAACATGATTTTATATTACAAAGACACCCTGACAGGAGAACTTTGGTTGAGGAGTTTGAGAAGTTATATTACCATGGATTCTCTACCAGTGATGAAATTATTGACATGTGTAAACGTATCAAGTCAATCAATTTTCCACTTAAATTTTATGATCAAACAATAAATTGTGTTGTATGGAGAAGATTGACATCAAAAATTATAGAGTGGTGCAAAGTGTGGAGACAGTGGTATGATGAAGGTGTAAACAGAGATCAAGTCTCTAGTTCTATCGCTGAGTTTTTGGTCACGAAAGCACATAGAGTTGATCTTGTCATTGACATGAACAAAAGTAGTAGGATGAAATCTTACAAAGAATCATACAAATTACATACACCATCAACAGATATCGTACGAGACATGCGTAAGATATTTCCCATCACAAAAAGATCGTTCAACATGAATTATAATGTTGATCCAAAAGATATAATTGTGTACACCTGTATCACAAATGGATATGATAATCTAGTATCAGAATATTATCATCCTGATGTCAGGTATGTTTGTTTTCATGATGGTTCAATTGACACTACCATTGAACCATGGGAGTATATAAAATTAGATTTAGATATAGATTGTCCAAGAAGATTATCATTTTATCCCAAAGCAAATCCACATATATTTTTCCCAGAGGGATCACATACAGTATGGGTTGATGCTTGTTACCAACACACATCAAATTTTATAGAAAAAAGTAGAGGGTGTTTTCCATTTACAATGCTTAGACACCCATCAAGATTTACATATTATGATGAGATACTGGAGGGGTTTTTATGTGCATTCTTTTCTTTTGACGATGCCATAAGTCTTACACAAGAACTAAAAGATTCTGGATACAATTTCAAATCATATTGTAGTCCGCTTGGTACGATAGTGTGGAGAACTTTGACACCGAATGTAAAATTATTCAATGAATCATGGTACAAGTGGTCGCTAGTGGGATGTAATCGAGATCAAATTGCATACGATATGGCACTCAAAGAATCTGGGTTACTTCCGTCAGTGATAGAGAATAGGGAAGAATCAGGTCTGCCTCTTGGATATAATAATAAGATAGGTAGAAGGGGAAAGCATCCTCAGAGAGGTGACCTACAACAATACCGTAGGAAAGATGAATTGTTGAAGGAAATGAAAAAAATTACAGGTCTTCATCCCAAACTATATACAACGTATCATGACCATGATTTCTTGATGAGAGAGCACAGTGTATTATGATTTATTATACAATAAACACAAACAATTATATTGAAAATTTACAGGCACCATCGTGGGTAAAAGTAATAACAGATGTAGAAGATTTAGGTGACCCAGTAAGAAGTAGTAGGAAACAAAAAATACTATGCCCATTTGATGAACCAAGTGTATACATAGACGCATCAAAAGTTCATCTTCTTAATGATAAATTCAAAGAACTAAGTGAAGATATATTATCTCGTAAAAAATTTTTCATAATGAGTCATCCTCATAAACACTCTTATCTTGAGGAGTGTGCTGAGTATATCTCAAAAGGATGGGTAGATCCTGATGACATTCTCAAATTTACTACAGAGGTATCAGAGACATCATTTGATTTTGAAAAATATTTCTCTCCCTTATGCACTATTATATGGAGAAATGGTAATACAAAAGACTTTGATAAGTTGTGGTGGAAGTGGTACAACAGAGGTGGTGTAAGAGATCAATTAGCTTGCTCTGTGGCATTGCAGTTAAGTGGTATAGAATATGAAACTGAACCATCGAGAGACCTAATAAATCAATTTTCTGATGCGAGTCCCGACGGTGAGTGGTGGGATAATAGGACAGGTGATTATGTATATCATGAAGAGGATGTAGACATAATTGAGTTCACAGATTTACTCACAGAACTTACAGGTTTATTTGATTGGAAAGAATATTTTAGGACAGGCACAGATCGTATTACTGGCGAACCCTTTTATGGTGACGCAGGTGTATATTCTTATGCTATTGAGTGGGATGATCCTGATAAAGATCAGATAATAATCTATACCAGTATAACAAATTGGTATGATACCATACCTGATGACATGTACTACGATCCAAACGTAAAGTATGTTTGCTTTACTGATGGTAATGTAGAGAAAAAAGGACCTTGGGAGTTCAGACCTATACCTAAATTTGTATACGATGAAATAGACGGTGACCCTAGAAGGTTATCTTCTTATGCAAAAATATGTCCACACAAATTATTTCCATATGGATCTAAAACAGTATGGTTAGATGGATGTTATGTTCACACTAAGGAATGGGTAGACAAGAGTAAAGCAATACTAAAAGAGGTGCCATTGACTCACATGTTACACCCACATAGATTTACTTTTCATAATGAAATCATGGAAGGGTTTGGTGCTAACTTTAATACAAGAGAAGAGATGCTTGAACTTGTAAACGCTTTGAGTAAAGTTGAATATGATTTCAAAAAATATTATTCACCAGTTCTAACATGTATATGGAGACAGATAGATGATGAGATGGCAGAGTTTCATGATCTTTGGTGGAAGTATAGTAAGATAGGATCTAATAGAGATCAAATATCATTTGATTGTGCAAGA